ATACGCATCCGTTCTGTATCGCCAGTAAGAAATATTAGCGGAATTGAAGTTACAGAACCAAGAGCAGCAACGGAGCTTGTGTTGTAAAACTGTGCTGTGCGAGTATTACCTGTGGTTAAGAATAAAGCACCACCTGTAGAGCCATTAATTGTTAATGCACCAAAACCAGATTGACTTTGAGGACTACTAGTACCAATACCTACATTTCCTGACGAATCAATACGCATAGACTCAACACCACCTTCTGTAAAGGCAATAGTGTCGGCTGCTGGGAAGAAGATACCTGTGTTGGTATCGCCTGTAGTGGTAATAGCTGGTAAGGATACTGTGCCTGCTTGGACTGTGGTAACACCAGTAGCAGATAATGTAGTAAATGCACCTGCTGCTGCTGTTGTGCCACCGATAGCAGAGTTATTGATTATAGACCCAGTAATCGTTCCACCTGTAATCTTAGGTGCAGTCATGGTATATGTGCCATCTCGAATACCATCGCCACAGTCTCGGATCTGCGCCATCATATCGCGCATAGTATCGTTTACTGCGGATGGAAGCATCCCCTCTGGTGCGCCATCTGGAGGAGTGGCTGTGTTATTAGAAGGGGTTAGAGAATACTTTGTATATGCCATGATTTTCCTTTTACTGTCCTAATAATCCTGCTGCTCCAGCAGGAGCTAATACAGGAGACACTTGTTGCAATTGATTTCCTAAAGTTCTAGCAAGTTCTGGTCTTTTCATCAACAAAGCCCTTAACGCTGCTTGAGATGGCTGTGTATACGCTGCGCCAACTCCAATTGGTGCTAATAAGGCTGTTGGCTCAATATAACCAGCACCCAATACACCAAGACCTGTCATACCTCTATACGCTGTTCCGCTATCAGGTAGGTTTGCGCCCATTACTTTCTTGGCTGCCTCTGCTGTTTGTTGCATACCAGCTTCGCCTCTAGCAAATGCGCCTTTACGGATAGACTCGTCTAAAGCCTTTGTAGCAGACAACAATTGTGCAGGACTAAATACACCTTCTTGTGCGCCTACACCGCTTGCTGCTCGTTCTACTCGTAAAAACTTAGCAAACGATTGGTTAGCCTTGTTAATATCTTCTGCATACTTAGGGTTTACCCTAGCTAATAAATTGCGAATACTTAATTGAGCATCTTTAATGGCAGAACCTAGTAATCGCTGATCTCCATCAGATGATGTTAAAAAGTTCTTAGCCAATCTGCCAAGATCAGAATCAATAGACTTCCAGGCTGTTCCTGTAATTTCGCCAGATTTCATTCTATTTAGAATCTTGTCATCTACAATTTTTGCTAATTGGTTTGCTCTGTTTTCTGGCAATACATTAGCTGCATCTGATGTGATGGATGCTAAATCATCTAGCAATGTATTATCAGCAGAAACTTTAACTTTCGTTAATACCTTATTATAAGCGTTTGAGATAGCATCATCTGCAAAATTGATTGCTTCTCTGCCAATTAAAGACTTAGGCAATTTCTTTCCTAAAGGCTCTAATGTTTCGTTGATGACAGCCTTATTAAATGTCTCAATAGATCGTCTTTCTGCTGCTGTAACAATGTCTCCAGCAAAAGGAATACTCTTAGCAGCTTCTTCCAGTCTTTTAGCTGTGCCACCCAGTATCTGACCTGGTGTTAGTTCTACACCTTGTTCTGCTAATTTCTTAACTTCGGCAGATGTTTGTGGTGATAACACACGACCTAATCCAGATAATACCTTTTGAGTTCCTGCACCTGTTACTGCTCCAAGACCAACTTGTTTTAGCTTTTCTGTAGCAAACTGTTCTGTGTCTAATACAGGCTCTAATGCGCCTGCTGCTGCGCCACCAATGGCAGCTTGACCAACAGGAGTTGCTGCTACTCGACCAATTGCTTGACCTGTAGAAACTAACTGAGGAACGCTAGTAAGAGCTTGCGATGTTCTTGCGACCAAAGATGGTGCTGCTGCTGCAGGAACAATTGTAGAAGCAATATTACCCAAGATACGCATAAAGTCTGTACCTTCTTCGCCTCTTGTTTTTCTTTCTTCTTGGTACTTTTGCTCAACAGCCTTATTTAGCGCATCTACCCTTTTTGCTTCTTTTTCAAAGAATCGACTTACATCGTTTTCTACAGTACCGCCAAGAGATGTAGCCATAGACAATGTTCTTGGCAAGATTTGAGCTAATGAGTCCAATGTATCTCTTACACCTCTTAAACCGCCTGTAGATGGTGCAGTAACCTGAGATCTCATCTTTTGCTCAGACTGTGTTAAAGCATACTGATATGCTTGCACAGGAGTTAATTCAGTTTGAGACTCTACTTCAAACTTACCTCTGCCTGGTATTTCTACATCGTAAATAGGCATAACTATCCTTATCGTTGTCTAACAATAACACCTGATGGCAATGATGGAACTCCTAATTGCTCTTTTGCAGATGGTTTTGGTTTTTTATCAGTTTCTTTAATAGATAAATCTAAACCTTTAAATGGATCAATAATAATCTTTGTTGGGTCTAATTCATATGTTTTTGCAATATCCATATATGTTTTGTTCATGGAATCTAACTGACCCTTTTGGCTTACAACTAATTTCTTAGCTGAATTAACAAAGTCATCTCGTTGCGCCTCATTTAATCTTTCGCCTCGTAATGCTTTGTTCCACAAGTTTCTAATTCTGTCTGGAACACCAGCAGCATTTTGTGCGTTTGCAAATTCAGTTTCACGAACAACAGATGCTGGATCAAGAATCTTCATGTATCCAAAGATTAAAGACAAGTCTCCAGCAGCCGATGGATCTTTTGCTGCTGCTTCTATTTTGCTATATGCTTGAGCAATACCTGTGTAGTCCTTGGTCTTATCAAGATATTGGCTTCTTAATGTATTTTCTCTGCCAAATGTATCTACTTCTTTGCCTTCTTTAGTTTTTGGAATTTGCTTAACAATTTTAAGATTGTCATCAATAAATGCAATAGCATTGCCAAGATCTACTTGTTTATATTGTTTTTGACCTGCTTTTGCTAAAGATGCTTGAGCCTCAATAAACTTTTCTGGGCTTGTTTCTGCAAGATATTGAAGAACAGCAGGCTGTAATTTAGCTAAATCAATACCTTCTTTCGTTGGTAGATTGGCTCGTAATGCAGATACTGTTTCTTCTGCTGCCATATCGCCACCAAACTCAGGGCGAGACAACATTTCTAATTGAGATCCTTGACCAGTAGCCATTGGAATTGGCTGTGGGATTTGTGTTGTTGCTCCTTTGACTAGCTCTTGGTATCTTTTCTGAGCATCTTGCTTTTTCTTATACTCAGCCAACTGCATACCTGTAACCATCTGCTTTAGAGTGCGATCAAACGACTGGTTATAACCTTCCATGCCTGCACCTAATGCACCAGCCAATACTTGTCCTGTGCTAATAGGTTCTCTTGTTCTACCTGTCATTGACAAAGCAGAGATAGCAGCGTTTAACAGAGCTTGCTGTGAGGCATTTTGACTCATCCTCTGTGTTTCAGCAGGAGAGATAAAAGACGAGTAGTCTGGTTGCTGACCGAATAAAGCTGATAGATCAATTGCCATAATTTATCCTAATAAAGAATTTGGATTTCTTGCTCTTTGTAGAGCTAGTAAGTTGTATAAACCTGAGTAATCGACTGCACCTTGTGGGAGTCTTGTCATTGCGCCACCCATCTGTGGCAATGCTTGTGGTTGTTGTGGCTGACCAGCTAATAAACCTGTAGCTAATCTTGCGCCTTGGATTGCTTGAAATGGGGATATTTTTGCTGGCAATGCTTTAGCTGCTTCTGCTCCTGCTGTTGCAATCTGTGCATCAATCGCTGCCATTTCTGTTGGTAGTGTTGTTGCAGGAACTACATTACCGCCAGGTGTTAGTGTTGCCTCTGTCGAGTAGTCAAATATTGGTGCGCCAGTTGCTGCTTGTGTTGGTGGAACAAATGTAGAAGTTCCATAAGATGCTGCTAAGTTTTGTGCAATTGCTGCTTCACCAATTCCAGATACTGCCAAAGCTGCTGCATCTGCTGCTGCAATAGAACTAACTCCTGCTGCTGCTAAGTTTTGAGCAATAGCTGCCTCTGATAGTCCTTGTGCTGCTAGTGCTGCTGCATCTGCTGCAACAAACGCTGCATCGGCTGCTGCTGCACCACTTGCAAGACCAGCAGATCCTCCTAATGCACCAATAGCGTATGGAGCTAATATCGCTGCTGTAACAGGTGCTACTACTTTATATCCACCTAAAGGGTCAATAACTTCTTTTTCAAAAGAAGCACCAACATCACTAATAGCTTGACCAACATCCTCTACAGCACCTAAAATTCCACCACCACCACCATCTGTGCCTAAAGCAGATGAAATAGGATCTGTAACAGCAGAAACAATACCACCGCCACCACCGCCTTGAGGCTTGATTTTGCCATCTCCGCAATGCTCAAAAGCACCTTGTGGCAGATCTGGAATGTCCATTAAGGCACAAGCTCGATTATTAAATCTCATAGTTTATGTTCCACTAATATTTGTTTTTCTACAAATCCAAGTCGTTTTGTTAGTCGTGCAACAGAGTTTCTGACATAACCTTGAACTTTTGTTGCTCCAAATGCTTTAAACAATAAACACAGTTGTTTGTACGCTGCTTGATTAGTTACAAACTTACCGCCATAAGCACAAATAAATGCTACTTTTTGTTTCGGATATTGAACAAAAGATATAACGATGACACCTTGTATTTTATCTTGTTCTACACCCACAAATAAGTGCAAATGCTCATTGATTAAAGAACTTCTTACATCTTTTACATCATATTCATCGCACTCGCTTTTTGTGAGTGCATCGGCAATATAACCCTCAATTACAGACCATTCAGACTGTATTTGTTTTGGGCTATATCGCCTTACTAACAATTAGAACAATCCTGCTCCAAGTAATCCACCAAGTGCTGCACCGCCTGCTGCACCAAATCCTGCACCGATTGATGGGAAGGCTTGACCTAACGCATAACCGCCTAGACCGCCTGTAAGTGCACCACCAAGGATGCCTGCTGATCTGTTTTGATAGGTAGGAGCTTGTTGCGTTGTTGTGCCATAACCGCCTAATGGAGTGCCATAAACTGATGACAGATAGCCTTGGAGTTGCTGATATGGTAATTGCTGACCAAACTGGTAACGAGCCAACTGCTCTTGTAGTGGTTGTGCTGCGATAGCTTCTTGTTGTGCGCCAACTTGAGCCAATGTCTGCGATGGGAGGAATTGCTGACTGTAGAACTGAGGTGCAAAACCAGCTAAATTAGCTTGTGCTAATTGTGCTTGTTGCTGTAGTCCTCGTTCTTGCTGATACTGTGTTCCTGCAATATTGGCTGTAATATCGCCTAGAGACCGCCCAAAAGCCTCTGTAGCAGTTCCTAAAGCTCTTTCCATAGCACCACTACCCAATCGACCAGATCGGCTGTAAAGGCTCGAAATTCCTGGCAATACTGCTTGGCTAAATTGCTGTGTTAGTGGGCGAGTAGCAGCTTCCATCATCGCTTGTTGATAAGGATTCGCATTTAGGAATCCACCAGCAGCAGTCTGTCCGACTTGACCTAAAGATGCTTGATAAGCCTGTTGAGCTTGTTGTAGAACAGGAGATTGCTGACGAGCAATAGCTTCCTGTTGTGCAATAGCCTCAGTCGTAGCAGCAGATGGGCTTACATAGGTTTGTCCAGGAAAGAACTCTGGTTGCTGTCCTGTCAAAAATAGACTCTGCGCCCTCTCTAAGCCTTGGGTAAGGTATGGTAGTAACGCTGGATCAATTGACGATGTAGTGGTAGTTGTAGCCATGTTTTATCCTACGATGATGTATTTATGAGTCATGCCTGATACTGTATTAGCTGGATGGCTAATAGTGGCACTTCCGTTTGTTACTGCTGATATATAAGGTCTTGTAAATAAATTGCTTGTATATCCGTTTGATGACAGATATGACAATGTTGCTATTACAGATGGTATTGCCGGTCTTGTTGGGCTTGTGCCTGCCGGTAAAGTTTCTAAAGAAATTGCTGTATTATCTGTTCGCCAAATAATTTCTACATAATCATTTTTTTCTAGTGCAATAAAAAAATTTAATGCAGTTATTAAATGACCATTGATAGATCCATGCCTATTTGGAACAGAATATCTACTATTGCTATTTGCTATATTCGTTCCATTTTTTCTAAACCAAACATCAATATCATGGATTGAATTATCTGTATTTACAAACTGTGCAGAAAACTGCAAATTGTATAAACCAGAATAACTAACATTCAATCGTGAGCTATTAGACAATGACGCTCCAAGACTATAGTCTGTGGTGTTAAATGTCATTGCATAAGCTACTGTTGTACTTGCAGCAGTTTGATTTGTAGAATCTTGAACTGCCAAATAAGGGTAATATGCTGCCGCAGATGTATCATCTGTTGGCATCAACAGAATGACAGAATCTACACCGATACGAGCATCTGTAATTGTTGTGGTGGAAGCACCACCTGTCGCTAGAGTTACCGACCCTGTATTGTTGGTTTTGCCATTCATAATCCCATTGACTACTTCGGCAACACCGCGCTGATCTGCTCCAAACGGAGGCAACACTCGATACATTATCGGCTTCCTAGGGGGTTCATTTCTACATCAATACCTACTGTGCTTTTCCACGATCCTGTAGGTGTCAATTGTAGACGATGATAGCGACCAATACCACGAATTGAGACCCTATTTTCGCTGTCTGCTGCTGTCTGAGAACCAAATAAGACTTGCTCACTAAGAAGTCTGCGAGAGAACAGAGCAACGCTACCAGAACCGCCATCTACAATTGGTTTAGCAAGTGTGATGGCAGAAGTTACACCTGGCATCTCAATATCGCCTGTTTCAATGTAGGCTGTATTGTTTGCGCCTGAAAATGTAATAATCTTCGTGTCTCGAACACCAGCAAACTGCATCTTTCCACCAAGCCAAATACGACTGTCAAACGATGTGGGGATTGTGTCCAAATTACCAAATACATCTAAACCTTCTAAAGCTACAGATGGCGTAGAAGAAGAAGCTACTCGACTTGCGTTTGTTGTTCCGCTAGTCCACTTGTTTGTCTGATAATTGTAGATAAGAAGTTTGTCTACAGTTGCAGATGATTGAGAAGCATAAGCCCAAATCACCAGTTTTCTAGCAGGGTCTACTGCTGCCGACATAAGGTTCAGAGATCCCTCGTCTACATCATTAAAGAAATAGCGATTGACCTTTTCGTTCCCAATCGGAATAATCTGCTGACCATCGCAGGCATAGAATCCATCGTCTGATAGAAAGAACGATGTGCCACCATACTGAATAATGGAGTTTGCCTCGTAGCATCCTTGGTTTCTGCTGATGTTATCGAACTGGAACACCAAAGGACTGCCAATATACGACATACGATGAATAGAACGATCCATAAAGACTAGACCGAACTCACCACCTGTAATACCAACTACAGAGCCACCATCAGGAATGTCTTGAAAGTCTGCCTGTGTAGTTGCAGAATTAGTCCAAGATGACTCGTCTCCCAAGGCTGACCATTGCACTCTATTTGGATACACAGTTGGACTGTTGATGTAACCCGAAACTACGAAATCACGCACTACCGTTACATATCGTGCCTGTGGTGCATCTGCTGCCAAATCTGCAAACAATGTAGAAGAATTAACATTAAATCCTTGCAATCTCGCGCCACCATTTGCAGCAATCAATACATTACCAAATTGAGTAAATCTCCATCTTTGGTTTGTGGGTGTTGTATAGTTTCCAGATTTAGATACATTATCTAAAGATAGGTCTGTAGTGTCTAACTTAAATAGCCTAGTAGCACCACCAGCAAATACAAGTGTTGTGCCATCTGCTGCCCTAGCAGCGACAACATTGTTTAGGTTCTCGGATGCTGCGCCAGAGTAATCCTCTGCTGCGTTGATAGCACCATAGCCCAAAGCCTTAGAAAAGACATTTTCTGCCCTTTGTAAGCCATTGGCTAGACCTGGCTGATCTGGAGTCCACTCTCCGAATGTTATGCGACTTATTGCCATGTAGAAGTTCCAATATTCTTATCTGTCCAAGTATCTGAGCTAACACTTGCTGGTGTCCATGTTGTAGAACCGCTTGCCTCTACAGTCCATGCGTCTGTAGCAATAGGCAATGGTGTATAAGTTGCTGTACCGATTGTCTCATCAGCCCACTCATCGCCTAATATACGACCAAAGCAGTTTACTAGAGCTACTCCGTTTACTGTAGCGATTGCGCCATAAATGACTGTTGGGTTTGCTGTTACTGTTGCCTGGCAAACTACCGATCCATCACCACTATATTGAACACCGCCTAGGGCTGTTACTGTTGCTGTTCCTGTGATGTTTCCTGTTGATGTCCTGATCCTGACGCTATCCGCAGATACAGTTCCGCTTGCCGAAATAGCTCCTGTTGCTGTTCTAGTGCGGATTGCATCTGCCGACACAGAACCAGTTGCTGAGACAGCAGCCAATCCATCAAATATTCCATATCCGTTTGCAGATACTGTGGCAATTGCTGATACAGAAGCGTCTCCGTAGTATATACAGGTGCTTGTCGAGTTCCATGCAGGATCATCAAACGAAACGAGGATTTGTTCAAGTGTTCCAAATTGATCTATGTTATCAATTGTGAACGCACCACAGTAATCTGCTGGCATATTACGCCAATGTTACTGTGAGGCTTCCCGATGCAATCTTGAAAATATCGCCTGTATCGATTGTTTTAGAAGCATCCAAAGGTGTGTGATATAAGAGATTTCCTGATGTTAAAGAATCCCAAATTCCAATATGTGTAATTGTTCCCCATGAGCCTGTAGCTTGTGGAAAAGTAATATCTGCTGTTGTTGTGCTTACTCCGTTAGAAGGTGCGCCAAAAGTAGCAGATTGACGAGCATACGATCCACCGCTTACTTCTGTGCCAGATCCAGCATCAGTAGGATCTGCTGTGTGCAAACTGACATAAACAGTCGCTGGAGAAGTAAAAGTTATTGCTCGTAGAGTCGCATTGATAAGTGCGTTCTCTAAGTAATTTGACATTTCAGCCATTTTATTTCCTTATCGAGAAGTAATACGCATTTGTAGTGGAATGCCAGAATATTCGCTTCCTTGGTCTGCATCCGAGATGTTTTTGATAGCCCGATCATACAAGGTTGCCCAAGTTTGTGATCTAGCATCATTAATTAAGTATGGCTCTGCTTCTAGCAACGATGCGTATAACAGCGCATCTGGATAATTTGCTAAAAATACATTGCTTGCAGTAGAGTCAGATAATACTGTTGGTTTAGCGTAATAGAGAATCTCTAATACATACCCTGTATCTGGTATTGGCGCAAACTGGAACTCAGAAGCCAAAATTGTGTAATACATTGGCTTGCCATTCTCATCTGCATAAGCATCCCTAGTAAACGCACTAGGAGACATATATGTTACAGGCATCCTTGGATTGCCTTGGATGTGTAAATCACGAATCTCTAAGAAGTCTGTAGGTAATGCCACTTTTGGATCTGCGCTTACCATCGTAGCAGTAGCCGACTTTAGCATTTGGCGAGTGCGTAGTTCTCGTTGCAAACGCAGTTCTGCCAAT